CGTAAAGAGCTCCGGCCTGATCTGCAGCAGTGCCGCCGAACTGCAGCGACGCCTTTTTTGTAATGTCCTCAAGCTGCGCGGTCGAGAAGTGTGCCTCGTCTGTAAGCGTTCGGATATTAGAAAGGCTGGTTTCGTATTTTAGCGACGCCTGGACGGGCCCGCGCATCAGGCCTTCAGCCGCGCGGCCTAGGTCGGCCATGCCCTGCGCCGATCGCCTTATGTCGATGCCCGACGCCTTAGCCTCGCGCCCCATCTGGCCGATCACTGTCACGCCGCCGGGCCCGCCGCCCTTGCCAAGCTTGAGGCCTTTCGTTGCCCTGCTTAGGCCTTCGACCTCTCGGCGCGTCGCCCTAAATGACGTGGTGCTGAGAACGCCAAACCGTTTGGCCTCTTTTGTCAGTCCGGATAGATCTTTGCGAAACGCGCGCAGACCCGCGGCGCTCTCGTTAAACGCCTTGATCCTGATGTTTAATGCGAGGTCGGCCATGGGGTTAGTCCGTGATTCCCAGGGCGATCGCTGCCCTCATATACCAGCCGTTCAGTTGATCGAGAGTAACGCCTTCGAAATCCCTCGGCTTCCATCCAAAGGTGCGCGCGACTATTGCGATCTGGCTGTCAATGAGGCCGCCCCGCTCTAGTCCTTTCCCGCAACAGCGTCGTCCGTAGCCTGAATAACGATCTGGTAATCTTGATAGGACATTCGCCCCATCATCTCGGCAGACACGCGCCCGCCTCCCGTGTTGCTGCCTGTCAGGATGCAACAGATCGCAAGCTCTCGCGAGCGCTGCCCGGTGTCTGGGTATTCGTCCATGCGCACGGCATCGCCTGCCGTGAATGATCGCCTGATGCTCACCTTGTCAGGCGGCGCCATGGGCGGATTCTCGCGCTCAGCCTTTACCCGCTCGGGGTCATCGTGCGGCGCCCATTTGTAGATCTGAATTTCGAAATGTGTAGGCGTAACAGTTACGCGATCGTCATCCCGCCAGGTCTTCTCATCGCTGTTTGCATCTTCGCTCATGGCGGAAGGATAGCACTTAGAATGATTTCGCGGGCTGCCCCTCAAGGCTCACTGAGATGGTTCCGGCCCCCGAGTCCAGCTCAGGCGGATCGCCGACCCTTGTCGCCTGAGTAACAAGGAACACTGCGCCGGTGTCCGTCACCAACATCAGGGTTGCGTCCGTCACATCGAAATCAGAAACGGCAACACCGGGCCCGTGCGCGATAACCATGCTGGCCCCGCCTGGCGCAACGTCTGTGACCTTGTAACCTTGGGGCTTGAATTGGCCCTTGACGGTTTCGCGGACCTCCCCGCCAAACATAATAGTGGGCCCCTCTGTCGTGCCCATCTTAATGTTGTTTATGAAAACTTCCGCGCGTCCTGTTAACTGTGCCATTTGATTGGTCTCCTATCTTCCTAGAGCTTGAAGGCGATAGTTCCTGCCAGGATTCTGAACTGATTAACGGTGTCAGGGTTACCGCTATATTCGAGCCGATCGGGGTCAACCTGGCTTCTCTCTACAATGAGCGATTTGGTAAACCCTTCCACATCCTCAAGGATCCCCGCATCCTCAAACACCTCAAAGACCCCGATGATCTCAGCCTTCGCTGTTGATGGCGTCATTACCCTTTGGCCCGGGCCAAAGTTGTTCCCATCGTCCGCTAGTTTATATCTTGCGAATTTCGAGAAGTGCGAATTGATGGCATCCCTAAACACAAGCACAGTTAAAACTGTGTTCAAATTCTTGTAGCTGATGTCAGGGCTTCCGCCTGGATTCGTCTGATACGAAGTTACGATCCGCTCAATTTTCACGGTGCCGTCGTCGGCTACGCGGGTGGTTGCGATCCCGTCACCAAGCAGTGTATTGCGCTCGGGTCTGCTCCTGCGCTGGCCGGCACCCTCGGGCGCACCTGCGACACCTGGCAAGCCTAGCGTCTGGAACGGCATAGCGGGATCCGGCTCCCCTGCCATGATAGCGATCCCTGAGGCCATCGCCTCAAAGAGTGGAGACGCTGTACCCGGATCCAATTCTGGATACACCTGAAGCTGTGAGTTCCTGGCGTTCCCGTATATGGTCAGATTTGCCGTTGAATCATTTACGGCGGTAAAACTGATCCCCCACTGCTGATCCTCGGGCCCGAATCTGGAATCTAGCTCATCCTTCATTAGATTCTGAGCTGTCGTGTTCGGATAGGGGAGGTGGATATGCGTGTACTGGCTGTCAACCATCGCCGCTACAGCGGGAACGATCGACGGATCGCCCGTGCCGCCTGTCTGCACTACAGTGGGCGCAGGGATCCCAGGCGGAAAAGACTCGCGCACCCCACGATTGAATTGGATCGTGATTGAATCCCCCGCTTCGCCTGTGAATTTACTCTCAAGTGTGCACAGGTTCGAAGCTACAGACTTCTCTACCATTGGTAGCGTCGATTTGGCATCCACAGCCGCGCCGATCTTCGTTGCCACTGCATCCTGATCGTCCCCCTCAGCGACAAGCACAGGCACATATTGGCCGCCTACATACAGGTGCAAGGTTGAATTTGCAGTGGATGTCCCGGCGGGAACGGTGATCGCCTGCTCCGCCTTCGTGGATCCGCCAGCCTCGGCAAGTGCAATCGCGTAGACTGGTATGGATGAATTTGCGCTTACCGCCTGTGAGACCTGGCGATCCAGCATGCTCCCGGTGCCCCATTGTTCCGCGTCTGAGTCAGAGAACATCTGGACGACAGTATTAACCGGCCCCGATGATCCCGCCGCGGCTGTTCCGATCAGGAGCACCTTATATGATGTCGCAGCCGTAGCCTGTACCGCTGCTGAGTTGTCAATGGATGCATAACGTCCGGGTAGATTTGTCTGGGGAACGCCTGTAACGAGTGCCATTTAGATTGCCTCTGTATCCTTCGCCTCAGGTTCTGAGGCCTTGATCTTCCGTGCGCGCTTTTTCTGCGCCTTCTTTTTTTGGGTCTTTTTTTGGCCTGGCCGATCGTGGGGATAACCGTCGATCTCAAGATCCCCCGCCATGTATGCCCGGTGCAGATCTGGCGTTACCTGGAGCGACTCTTGCTGGGCGATCGCGCTTCGGCCGTTGTTGAATTTGACCATCACTGGCGAGCCGTCCGGGTGCCGCTTCGCTGGCCTCATGCTGTATTTTTTAGGGCTCGCCATTATGTGAATATTACCTCACCCAGAGCCGGCGGCGTGCCGCCGTCTGGGTGTATGTCCCCAAAGATGGTATTGAGATCCGGCAACAGATTTAGGTTTATGTTGCCGATCTGAACATCGTGAGACCACTGAATCTCGAAAAGCGAAAAGCCCATTCTGTCAAGCTTCGCTGAGTACTTGTTGGATGCCCCGATCTCGTTCGCGCGCCGCCAAGGGTATCGCGGATCATCCACTCGGCGTGCCGGTGAAAAACTCGAATCGAGCACCTTGGGCGGCACCATCTGATTAACTAGAGACAACACGATCCCCATCATAGAAACCCCGTAGTGGTATCTACCTTTCTCTTCACCAAGATCTGCGCCAGTCCCGTTGGCAGTGATCCCGGCGGCAGCAAATCGAACCTTTACTATCGGGGCAGCCCCGGAACTATCGATCGATCCGCTCGTGCCTAGACACGTGACAAATAGCGCCGGTACCTTGAAGCCGAGCCGGGTTGTTTCATTTGCATCTATCTGGCCCCGCCATCTCTCGATCGTCTTGAAAAAAGATTTCCCGTACTGCTGCAGGTAGTTGACCGCCCACGCCTCTAGCCTTCCGACTTCTGCGCCCGCGATCCCATCTCTTGCGTTTACCGCGCCGTCTATAACCTCAAGCGCCATCAGAAGGAGCCTTCCCAGATCTCACCAGCTAGATCGCTGATGTCTTCCGTGTCGTCATCAGTCACGCCTAACCATGGGCGCGCAGGGAGATCGCGCGGGCTGGCCTCTGCACCGAAGGCGCCAATAGTTACCCCGATCGATTCGCTGCCGTACTGATTGAAAGTGCCATAATCAATCCGCGTGCCTACCTGCGCCGCGCCGCGCTGTGCCTCTGCGTGCATTGTATTGAATAGCGCCAAGGTCTCGCGCAGTTTCCCTGGCCCCTTTTTGCGGGATCCGTATGGTTCGCTTAGCGGCTCCCATGGGGTGCCCTCTGGATCGATCTCGTCGATCATGCGAAGCCGCGTGTTGTCCCTGACCGCGCGGGCATACTTTCCCATAGTCGACTTTATGAAAAGCCGGGAAACTGCGCGCTCGATCTGCGCAGCCTTGACGCCCTCTATCGTGATCTCCACGCTCACTAGATCACCTCGCTTAATTGCGATCGAGTTAATAGCCTCGCGTTGGCGCACACCTGCGAGGAGTTGGCCTGCACAACCGCCGATCCGCCTGGGTTGATCGTGCCGTCTGCAATCATCCTCAGCTGCTCCATCGCCTCATCTCTGCGTTTGGCGATAAGATCAGTCATCGATGCCCACGTTTCAGCAAGATAATAGATCGCCAGATCTGCTGTACACCTCTTGATCCATGCCCAAGCGTCATCCGTTTCGGCGTTTGCGATAGGCACAGCAAATCTCGTGCTCAGAAACTTGTTTATTTCAGATTCGGCATCAGTAATGGCAAGCGCTACAGAGGGAAGATCCACGAATCCATCACAGTTCCGATCTGCGACGCCCTGCAGATAGTCTAGACCATATCTGTCCACTATCTCCTGCGCGGTAATGTATGCCATCGAAAGAGCCTTTCACCGCCTGTGCCCCGCCGCGGCTATGCCGGACGGGGCCAAGGGCGCAACACAGACGCCTTATGCGAGGAACGGATTGACCACAACCTCCGCGGCGCCGCGGAGAATGTTAGACGAGCCCGAGCTGTTTCGCTCATTCTGCATCAGTTGCAGGGCTGTTGTCTCAAGCTCCGGGGGAACCATCAGAACATTAGGCTGAACCATGATTGGCCGATCTCCGTCGCCCCTGAATCGCCGCATTTGCGCACGGGCATCAGAGAACCCGGCGAAGTCGAGGGTAGCTGTACTCTGAAAGACCCTGTGTGGCATCGCAGGCGCAACGGCAACACGCGAGAACGCTCCGACGAGGTGCTCACGGCGCATGAATCCGCGCTCGCTGTTCTCGACGTCAGCACTGAGAACCTCAAGACTATAAGCCTCTCGCGTCTGAAAAAGAACGGCGCGGCTACTGGTGCGCGTATCCATCAAGAACCACTTAGGGCCAGCCCCTGTGGTGTCGATGTTGGACCAATCCGAACCCTTCTTAAGCGGGTGAGCTGCGCCAATAAGCGGCGTCCCATCATAGCAAAGGGCTGTAGTCCCCTGGAGATCAAGGAACTCCCAAGAAAGGCGATCTTTGTGCTCGGCTGCTGCCTCGCCCATCTTTGTGATGTAGTCGCTAATTCCCTGAATGCGCGAGCGATCAAGCAACGCATCCCGCTTGATTCCATAGGTAAGCTCGAAATCATCATTTACGACGGTGAATTCACTACCGGAAAGCTCGCGAACTTTGCGCTCGCCTTCCCATTTCTGCATTCCAATCGACTGCGACAGAAAAGTGTAGATGTTCTGCTCTGTGTCGCTTTCGACATCCATCAGCAGGCCGCCGGCCTGGCTGTGTACGGTCATCGCATTTTCAAATGCGCTTTTGAAAATATCCGGAAAGATCTGAGTCAAATAGACCTCAGAGCTAAACGGCTGGCTTCCTGTAACGTTGGTTCCCATCGTTCGATTCCTTTCAGACTAGAGCACGGTACGGGTGTCAACCCAAACGAGCCCCTCTGCGTCGATGCTGGTGATCTTGCCGGCGACTAGGCCCGTGCCTGCTGCTGGTGAAAAGGTAATACTCGTTCCGTCGTTTCCGACCTTGCCAGCTAAACCGACATCGGCCTGGGTGACAGGCGCCGCCACATCGTTCTCGAATCCGACGTATCCGCGCGCGAATTTGATGACATCACCGATTGCGCCGCCACTCTCAGACCAACCGAGAAAGGTAACAGCGGCTCCGCTTCCCGCAGGGACCAAAAGGCCCGCGGCGTTCAGCGCAACAAGGTTCGACGGATCAATGGCCTCAGCGGCAACGGCGGTTTGCGTAACCGGCGTGCCGAGAGTGGCCATGTTTGTTGAAACGGTCATTGGTTTCTTTCCTCAAATTTCTTTCTAGAGAACGCGAGAGGCACGCCGGCCGCCTTGGAGAATTCCTCGGCTGTGTCATACCCTGCGATGTAGCTAGCTTCGGTTGTGCCCTTGGGCGGTTCAGTGAGCCCGGGCGTGACCTTGGTCAATCCCATGTCCGGCTTGACGGAAAACAGATCCACGAGGCCTGTCAAGCCGGCCTCGTCTCGCGCGATCGCTGTGTATTTGTCAACTTCAGCAGGCGTGATCTTGCCAGCCTCTAGGGCTCCCATGATTGCCTGATCGCGCTTCACCTCAAACGCCTCAGCGGCACGATCTGCGTCTGCCCTCTCTAGCATCTCGATCTTGCCAAGGGCATTTGCCAATTGGCCCTTGCTCGCCTCAAGCAATTCGATCGTGGATCCGTGCTCCAGCTTAAGGGCAGCGAAGGCTTCCGCGTCTCGCTTATCCGAAACAACTAGCGCTGTGATCTCGTCGTGCGTCGCGTCCTTTTGGAGCCCTAGCACAGCGCGCACGCCTGATGGGTTGTTGGTTTTTTCTGACATATCTGCACTTTCTCTATTGTTTAGCGCTGGCATTCTTAGCGCTGGTGTGTTCGTCAGCGCAGCCGAGGTAAATTGCTGAATCACCCGCGTTTCGGCGTCAGGAATAAAAGCGGGTGAAATATACCTGACAGATCTAGACGCCACGCTCCTTGCGCCGTCTTCCGTCCACTCAACATCCGCAACAAGTAGCCCGCCCTCGATTCTCATGCTCGCAGGATCGATCCAGGCCGCCGCCCATGCCTCCCTCACCGGGTGCCCGCTCTCAGCGTCGTGCCACCAGTCGAGCACAAAACCGTCTGGGTAATCGGCGCGCGTTCTCGCTATGACATCCGAGACATCTTCCTCCGGGAGTCGAAAAAAACGGCCGTCGCGCGCCTCAACATCACCGATCGGTGCAAGGGGGATCGTCGTCGGCACAGTGCCGCGCGACTCGTCACCGTCACCGTCGAGAGCAAATAGATCGATCGCGCCACCAGCGAAAGAGGCGCGAGCCGGATCGGCGTCAGTCGTCGGCACGGACGGCACGCACCCATTGTGGGGGCGAATCCGTTCGCGTGTCAAGAATAGTGTATAGCGCAGATTGCGCGCTGCTATTTATATCTAATCACCGATCGCGGATCCCTGCGATCGCTCGCGTAACATCTGGGGATCTCCTTATCGAATTGATCCCCCAATAGATCACCGTGCTGCTGTGCTGCTGCGCGTCATCAATTGCCGCGCGCATCGCTGATCCGGCAGAGTGCCCGCGGATCCCTGTCTGGCGATAGGCCGCGAGCGCGGGGACGATCCGGATCTCTTCTCCGAATTTATCTCGCCATTGCCTGACGCCCCTGCTGACGACTGTCGACGGATCAGCCTTGCTCGTGCTTGTGCTGTAGCACTGGGGCACCGCGTAGTCACACACAGCGATCAGCGGGCCAAGCTTTCGCCTCGGGGCATATCGGATCCCTGTCACTCCCATTTCGAATTTCCGTCCTGCGAACAGCGACGCCACAAGAGATGCAACCTCTGAGTAATTCATCGGGTTACGCGCCTGGGTAAACGGTTCCTCTGCATCCCAGATCAGCGAATTTGCGCCAGTGTCATCCATGAGGGGGATCAGGAATTTTGCAGCATCCTCCAAATATTCCCTATGGGGCATGATCCACGACATCAGATGGACATCGATCCCGGAGGCATGGCACTCGCCCGCCAAGCGGATCAGCCTTTCTCGCGTCCTTATGCTGAATTTCTGCTTTTTTCGCCAGGCGCTGTGATCGTTAACGATGATGTCTGCGCGATTAATTCCGGCCGAAACCATAGCGGCGACATCTCTCGCGGGGTGCGATAGCGACGCGGATCCAGCCCATGCGCCCACTGTCTGGATCCGTGTTCGCGCCGCCTCTATTT